CTCACTGAGACCGTAAATGGTAAGAAGAACATGTTCATTAAGGGCGTGTTCCTTCAAAGTGAGATGGTCAACCGTAACGGTAGAATGTATCCCTTTCCAATCATGGAAAGAGAGGTGAAGAGATATTCTAAGGATTACGTTGCTAAGGGCAGAGCACTTGGTGAACTGGGTCATCCTGATGGTCCAACCGTAAACCTCGATAGAGTATCTCATAAAATTACCGAACTCAAGCAAGACGGTAATAACTTTATCGGTAAAGCGCAAATTCTGCATACCCCTATGGGTAAGATTGCAGAAGCACTTCTCAAAGATGGCGTAACGCTCGGCGTATCTTCTCGTGGAATTGGTTCTCTGAGAGATAACGTCAAGTCGGGTTACAAAGAAGTTGGTGAAGACTTCATGTTGGCAACTGCTGCTGACATTGTTGCTGATCCATCTGCTCCTGATGCTTTTGTTCAAGGCATCATGGAGGGTAAAGAATGGGTTTGGGATGGAGGAATTCTCCGCGAAAAACTCGCTCAACAAACACAAATGAGAATTGAAGCAGCATCTAGACAAAGAGTATTAGAAGAGAAGAAATTGGACTTGTTCAATGACTTCCTGAATAACCTTTAAGACGCTATATATACAGTTCAACTTTTAAATATAATAAATAAATATAGATTAAATTACAAAGGTTAATCGGAGAGTCTCAAATGTCTAGTGACAACAACTTACAGGAAATGGAAGCAGGCACAACTCAATCCAAGACCGCTGTCAATGCTGGCGCAAAGGCAGGCGATCCCATGCAGAAGCTTGCTCCTGGCGCAGTAGCAGGTCAGACGGGATCGTATGAAGATCTTGGTGGTCCTACTCCAGACAACTATAAGTCTGACGACGAATCAGCTAAGCTGAAAACCCCTGGCGCAACCCTCAAGCAGGTGCGCGACGTTGTAAACAAAGGTGCTAAGCCTGCGGATGCAATGAAGGGTATGAAGGAAGAGGAAGAACTCGAATCTGAAGAGGTAATCGAAGAGGACGAGGAAGTAACCGCAGAAGCAGAAGAAGTCGTATCTGAAGAGGAAGAAGCAACCGAAGAAGAGGTTGTATCTGAAGAGGAAGAGTCTGAAGAGGAAGTTGTCGCTGAGGCAGAAGAGATCGAAGAAGAAGAGGAGTTTGATGTCTCTGAAGATGTCACCGCCCTTCTTGAAGGTGAAGAGCTCTCGGAAGAATTCCAAGAAAAAGCTCGCACCATCTTTGAGGCAGCACTTCGTTCCAAGGTCGAAGAGATCAAGGAAGGAATGATTGCCGCTTATGACGAAGCATACGAGGAGCGCCTCGTAGAAGAAGTAACCGAGATCAAGACTGCTCTCCAAGAGCGAGTAGATTCTTATCTTGAGTACGTAGCTGAGGAATGGGTCACCGAAAACAGACTCGCCATTGAGAGCGGTCTGAAGGCAGAAATGTCCGAATCCTTCCTTTCTGGCATGAAGACACTCTTTGAAGAACATTATGTATCAATCCCTGAAGAAAAATATGATGTTCTTGAGAGCATGGTAGAAAAACTTGATGAAATGGAGACAAAACTCAACGAGCAGATTGAGAAGAATATCACCCTGAATTCCCGCCTCTCCGAGTCGGTTGCAGATGGTATCTTTGATGAAGTAGCTGAAGGTCTTGCCCTCAGTCAAAAAGAGAAGCTCGCCTCACTTGCCGAGAGTGTAGAGTTTGAAAGTGGCGACAAGTATCGTGAAAAACTGGAGATGCTGAAGGAGTCATACTTCACAGCAAAGAAAGCTCCAAAAGCGCAGACCGAGAATCTGTCTGAGGAAGTAGACATTGATGCAGCAGGTAATTCACCTGACTACATGAATAGCTACCTCAGAACACTGGGTGCTGTTAGCAAGAAGTGATTTTTTAATTATCAATCAAACATAAACTAAGGTAAAAAGCAAATGTTCCAATCCGAGCATCTGCAGGAAAAGTGGGCACCACTTCTCGACTATGATGGTATTGATCCTATCAAGGATAACCACAGAAGAGCAGTAACCGCTGTCCTGTTAGAAAACCAAGAAAAGTTCCTCCGTGAACAACAAGCATTCCAAGGCGGAATCCTGAACGAAACCCCAACCAACGCAGGTAATGCTGCTGGTGCTGGTGGTGGATTCGGTGGAGACGCAGCTGCAGGTGGTCCTGTTGCTGGTTTCGATCCCGTTCTGATCTCCCTGATCAGACGTGCAATGCCTAACCTGGTCGCTTATGACCTCGCAGGCGTTCAACCAATGAGCGGTCCTACTGGACTCATCTTCGCAATGCGTTCCCGCTACACCAACCAGAGCGGAACCGAAGCACTGTTCAACGAAGCAGACACCGCATTTGCAGGTCAGGACGACGGTCTTGACGAGACCGCAGGATTCTCTGACGGCGTTGCAGGTATGGGTACTACCAGCCAGGCTGGTTCTAACCCTGGTCTCCTGAACCCCGTTGGTACTGCATCTTCCACTGGCTACAACGTTGGTCAGGGCATGAAGACTGGCGATGCTGAGAACCTGGGTAATGGTTCTGGCAACCAGTTCAACGAGATGGCATTCTCTATCGAGAAGGTTCTTGTTGAAGCCAAGTCCAGAGCACTGAAGGCAGAATACAGCCTTGAGCTTGCACAGGACCTTAAGGCAATCCACGGTCTGAACGCTGAAGCGGAACTCGCAAACATTCTCTCCACTGAGATTCTTGCTGAGATCAACCGCGAAGTCATCAGAACCATCTACAAGGTTGCTGAGCAAGGCGCTGCTGCAAACACCGCAACTGCTGGTGTATTCGACCTCGACATCGACTCCAACGGTCGCTGGAGTGTTGAGAAGTTCAAGGGTCTGCTGTTCCAAATCGAGCGCGATGCTAACGCAATCGCACAAAGAACTCGTAGAGGAAAGGGCAATGTGATCATGTGCTCCGCTGACGTTGCATCCGCACTGTCTATGGCTGGCGTACTTGACTACACCCCTGCACTCAACGCTAACCTGAACGTTGATGACACTGGTAACACCTTCGCTGGTGTTCTGCTTGGTAAGTACAGAGTCTACATCGATCCTTATGCTGCAAACGTTGCTGCTCAGCAGTACTACGTTGTCGGTTACAAGGGCACCTCTCCTTACGACGCAGGTCTCTTCTACTGCCCATATGTACCCCTCCAGATGGTACGTGCAGTTGGCGAGAACACCTTCCAACCCAAGATCGGCTTCAAGACCCGTTATGGTCTTGTTGCAAACCCCTTCGCAGAAGGAACCGAGCAAGGTCTGGGTCGCCTCAAGGTCAACCAGAACCGTTACTACAGAAGAGTTCAGATCAAGAACCTCATGTGATCCATTGGATACACAATCTGTTACCAGAGACCCGAAAGGGTCTCTTTTTTTGTATTTGTTTATACTTATGTAAAAAAGCAATAAATGTTAGTGAATTAACACAAACTGTGCTATATAATACAGAATGGGAATAAAACAATGCACTAAAACCTTTAACCATATTTTTGTTATGTTTTTTGTTCTATAATGGAGAGTGACCATGCACAATCTATTATCACGCTCACAGTTAGATGAGTGGAGACATTTTGAGAATACAATCGATGAACTTGCTTTGGAGCAGCAAAGATTAAATGATTACTACGAGTGTTTAATTGAATGTGATGCCTTATCCCAATCTCAATGCAAAAAAGTCTGTAGGCATATCCTAGATTAAACCACCGAGACCCGTTAGGGTCTTTTTTTTGTCTCTAAATAAAATACATCATCTACATACTCATGAAAGATATATTGATAACTTTTGGTGATAGTTGGACTTTTGGTCAAGGTTCTGCATATGAAGATGGTATGACCGAAGAAGAATATGAGAGAATTTATCTAGACCCAGAGATATGTTGGAAGAATGGTTGGAGAAGACATGTTTCTGAACATTTTGATTTTGACAATATAAATCTTGGTTGTGGTGGTAGTAGTAATGATAAGCAATTTAGATTAGCAAAACAATTTTTTTCATCTACTAAATTCAAAAACATACTCAAATCGGGTGTACAAGTATATGTGTTATGGGGGACAACCTCTGTCAATAGGTATGACTTGTGGGTAAACGAAGAAAACGCTTACAGACATATATTTTTAAATACTGTAAATGATGATCCAATTATTCCTGATCAGGATGAAGGAACTGCAATCGATCAGATTGCTGGAGTTTTGAATAAATACTCATACAATGAGATAGCTAGAGTAAAGGAACTAGAGCTTGAGTTTTTTCACTGGAACCAATATTTTAAAATGTTGGGAGTTAAAAATTTTTGGTATGACTCGTTTTGTTCATTTAATTACAACGTAAAACTTTCAAACTTTTTTGATCATCAAAAAAGAATAAGAAGAGATATGTTAGCAGTGATTGTAGAGAATGATAGAGTATTAAAAAAATCATTAGTGCCATCATGGTGTGTCGATGATTTTGCTTATGCCGTTGACCATAACATGTTAAATCCATATTCATTCCATCCAAAAGCTGATGGATATAAGCAGATTGCTGACCACTTAATTAAAAAAATGCAGGAGCATATGTAATCATGGTATTAGGAAACGTAGGAAACGCCTACAGCAATCAGATATCGAATAGGAACTTCTTATCCTCAATTGGATTCCGATTCACATTGAGTAGAGCACGGAAGGTCTCATTCTTTTCTAACAAAGCAAACATTCCTGGAATTACATTAGGTGTTGCTGAGCAACCAACATATCTGAAGAATATCGATCTTCCTGGAGATAAACTTCAGTATGCTGATTTTACTCTAAGTTTTATTGTTGATGAGAACTTAGAAAATTATATGCAGATTCACAAGTGGATGAGAGGACTCGGATTCCCAGAATCCCAAAAAGAAATATTTGATCTGCAGAAAGACGACCCATCCCAAATTAGACATGATGGTAAAGGAATGAACATCTACTCAGATGGTACTCTTGCTGTCTTGAATAGTAATCAAAGAACAGTATTTAATGTGGAGTTCTCTGACATGTTCCCATATAACTTGTCAGATTTATCGTTTGATGCTACTAACACAGACACTGAGTACTTTACGGCAGAGGTAGATTTCAAGTATACTATCTACAATATAACAGATCCAGAAGGACACCCAGTATGATCGATCTTGAATCTATTCAGAAGATGTGGGAAAAAGATTCCAACATCAATATGGATAACCTACATGATGAGTCAATTAAGGTCCCTGCGTTACATGCTAAATATTTTGAGATTTACAATACTGTAATTCTCCTTAAGAAAAAAGCGGAACAAACCCGCAAAAACGTCAGGCACGAAAGATACGAATACTTTACAGGAAAGGCAGATCCTGAAGTATATGTGGAATCACCGTTCCCGAAAAAAATTAGAGATAAAGACACTCTACAAAAATACCTTGACGCTGATGACAAATTATCCCAGATAAGTTTGAAGGTTGATTATTACGATGTCACTTTGAATTATTTGGAGAGCATTCTGAAGGTAATTCAGAACCGAACTTACCAGATAAAGAATGCTATTGACTTCCTCAAA